TTGCTAACAGCCATAGGTTTGTAACCTCCATTTCATACATATATTATACCGCAATATGTAATTAAAGACAAGCAGTTTTTTCTATGTTAAAAGCAATGGAGATACGTTGTTTGGAGTTCTTATTTGGATAGACTCCATGCCTAATCCAAGATTCAAACATTATTAGTCTACCAGGAATTGGGGTTATTGTATGGTGATCTACAATTTCTAAACGATTAGAAACTCTATATTGTTCTCGTTGAGGAATTTGATCTGGAATAACAAAACATCCAGATGAATCGTCTGGTTCACAATCAACATAATAACAGCCAGACATTAACGCAGAAAAATGATAATGATCTTGTTCCATTGCGTTTTTATCAAAAACATTTAGCCAAGAAACAATTCTAAAATCATCATAATAACCAAGAGAGTTTAAAAACATAACAGAGTTGTTATAAACTTCTTCATGTAATTCTACAAGATCTGCGGTTTCCAAAAAGTTTTCGTCTTGCTTGTATGTGGTCTTAACGATTTCTGTTTTTGGTGCAGAAAGAGTATTGTTTTGTAGATACTCTAATACTCTTTGTTTAGTTGTCTCCATTACAAATGGAGAAACTTGTTGGACGCCAAGATATAATGGAGACAACTCTTGTAAAATCATTTAGTCACAGACTCATAAATCTCAACAAACTCTTCGTGATCAGCAACCTCTTGTGCTAGATTCTGTTTGTGATAAGTTTTAGCTATTTTAGAAATAATCTTCTTTGGAATCTGTAGATTTTGTGATTGATCTTTTACGATCTCACGAATCAGGTCACGCTCTGCTTCCATGCGTGTCATTGAGTTAGAGATTTCTTGAACTGCTTTCTGCAGATCCTTCTTTTGTTCAGGTGTTAAATTCATTTCTTTCCTTTATATGCCAAAGCTGCAAATAACCAAAATGCTGCAAACCAAGTTGCCAGATTGTATTCAATTGCCAAAACTGGGAACAATGTATTCAATGACCAAATTGTAATTAGTGGACCAAATACCAGAATGGTAATAACCAAAACGACAATTGCTAAAATTTTAACTACATCACTCATAATCAAATCCTACTTCTTTCACTGAGTCCCAGCGAAACGATCTCCACTCTTGTGCTTCTGTATCAAATACCCGAATTGCGGATCCAGAAGTTTCGCTACTTTCTTGTTGCGACTTCGGGTGCTTTTCCAAGGGGATTCTTGTTTCAATGAGTGTTGGGCGCATTGTTCTTTCTGTTCCATCTTTTTTGGTAAACACAATGCGCAAATCTTTGATGTGTTCGTCATGTAACAATCCTTTGATCCATTCTTTACCCTCGTCTGTGTTAAATTCATTTTTTACTTGAGTATTCATCATTTTTTATTACTCCATAATAATTTACTAGTGGTTCCCAAAATTGTAAAAATTCTTCGCGTGATGCAAAGAATTGTTTCTTGGTTGTTTGTGGACCAAGATCTGTTTCAATAGTTACTTGAATTGTTTTAGGTGGGACAGGGATTTCTTTAACCTGAATTTTATGTGGATAACTCATTCACTTGTCCTTTGTGTTTGCTTTTTCTTGTATACAATACTTTGCTCTCCACCTTTCGCATACGATACTTTGGTGTGCGCAAATCTTTTGCAACAAGATTTTTAGGTTTTGAGTTAGTATTATACATTTCCATTCCTTACAAGGCAAATTTACTTAGTGCTTCCTTTGCGAGATCAAAATTATCAGTGACTTCATCATCAATAGTTGCGAGAATCAACAGCTGTTCCAGAGTATCAACTTCATTCATCATATCTTCGCTAAGACTAGACTTGAAGTTTTCGTATTCCTCATCAGAATTAATAGACCACATTAGATCTAGTAATTTTACCTGATATGGTTGCAATCCGTCAATTTCAATCATTGATGCAACTCCATTTTTTAAGTTTTTCTAGTTTGGCTTTCTTTGCATCCATCACTTCCATTGGGTCAATAAGACCCTTGGACATCATCAACTCGATCATGCAAAGTAAGTCACCAGTCTCTTCCGTAAGTCGTTGTTTGTTTGTCTCACCATTGTGAGTACTGTCATAACCGAATCGAAAGATTTTACTAATTGCTTGCGTAACTTCTGCACATTCCTCTTGCGCAATCAAGAGGATTTCTTTTTCAGCTGTATTCAATATTGTTCTCCATAACAACGCGCATCTTCATCTGCAGATCGCTCTGCGTCCATCATCATCTGATACTGCTGTTCCAGATGCTGGTTTTGTTCAACCTCATCAATCGCATCTTGCGCCCACTGCAAGGGGACATTCAATGCGACTGCAATAAACTTGGCAGACATACCACGCTCTGCAAGTTCTTGAATATCAAGCATCAAACTAGCCATCTTACTCATTTCACACCTCGATTCACTGCACGAGCACCAGAGTACATAATCGCCAGTCCAAATGCTGCAAGCGCAGACTGGATCAGAACATCAGCATTTGGATCGTAATCCATAGTTCCAACTGCACCATATGTAATCAACAGACCAACAATCAAACGAATCGAACCACTCATAATAATCTCCTTATCAACCACTAACACAGTTATTCTACATCAATGTCAAATAAAAAGCAAGTTCTAAAATAAAAAACCCTACAAAGTGTAGGGTTTTCGTAAGTTGTTGATTTTACAATACTATTTTTTTACAACTGGTTCCTGTACCTATCATCCTGTAAGGCAGGAACCAGAGTTCTATCATAAATGCAACCCAAATATCGTATGGATTAGTCATTGCGAGTATTGCGGACTGGTGGATCTCCAGGCTCTAATTCTACACCCATTGGACTCATAACTGTTGGAGTTGATGGTCTTGGTGGCATAGCAGCAGTCATCGGTCTTGGTGGCATAGATGGCATTGACGGAATAGACGCAGGTGATGCTACTGGCACTGGTGCGCTTTTTGTGCTTGCATCAATAGCAGCTTTTCTTAATTCTTTGTCATCTCCAGCAAGCATAATACCAGACAATGTACCAGTAAGGAATGTTGCAATAGGAATAATCAACTCGAAGAATTTATTGTCAACAGGAGACATACCATTCATTGGTTGTGTCACAAAGATTAAAGAATAAAGAACAACAAACACAATACCAAATAAAGTTAATCCAAGAACTACACCAATAAAAAATTTTAATCTGGCGTTGAGTTCTTCTGTTGTATATTTTTCACCATCAAATAAACTTCTAATCATTTACATTCTCCTTTATTCACCACTTTAGCAGGTGTTGATGTTTTATTTGTTTCTTTTTCATAATGCTTTAAATCTTCTGGGCATGTTCCATTTGCACTGCAAAATGGTTTTTTACATTCTTCTTTATCCCAGTTATGTGGGTCTTGACAAGGATAACGATAACGCTCGTCACATCCAGTGAGTCCAATCATCGCAGTTGCCACCAATAAAATCCATGCTTTACGCATAACCACTCCTTATTATAATTATTGTGCTAGTGGGTTATCCAATGCTTTTTTAATTTTAGCATCAACTTCTTTATTTAACTGTTTTAATTCTTTACGAACTTCGTTAACATCTTGCTGAGTTTCACGCTGAGTTTGTTTTGCCCCCCGCTCTACGCTATCAACTACACCTTCAAGGCGACGAATATCGGCTTTTAATGTAGTGTTAATTTCTTTTGTGTAATCAAAAGACTGGTCAGACTTCGTAGTAAGAACCTCGATCTTTTTATTTAGTTCGCTAAGATCTGGTGCAACATAATTCTGAATTGCTTCTTTCATGCTCATGTAGTCTTTATAAACTTCAAATGCGCCATACAGCCCACCAAGAACTGTTGATATAATTGTGCCTGCAATCATTAATTTTGCTGGGGTGAAATTAATACCACCAACAGAGATAACTGTATTTGGATCTACAGCAGCTTCTAATTTTTCTACTTTCTCGTCTAAATTTTTAGTCATTTTTATTCCTTATTCGGCATTTTTAAAGTTGGTTTTATGGGTGTTGTCGGTTCTGGTTGTTGTGGTTTAGGAGGTACTACAAGATTTTCGCTTTTCTTTGATGATGTATATGCGTTTGCACCAAAGAACGCTGCAACTAAACCAGCGATAGCAACGAAGTATGTTGGAGCGATATCTCCAATAATACTTGCTGCTTTATCAAGACCAAAGAATGATGTGATCATAATTGTAATTGGGTACAACAACATACCCCACAATGCAAACCAAGCCATTTTACGCATGGCATCTCGTTGAGCATCTGCATCTTCAAGTTCTTTTCGTTTGAACTCGAGATACATCTCTAATTCTGTTTGGCAAATATGACCATCACCATTGACGTCTGCTGCTTCTAATCCATCTACTGTAATCTTACTCATTTTTATCCTTACTACTCATATTTTTAGTATTGCTGATCTGTCATCTGCTCATGAAGTTTATCCGAAGCACCTGTTAACCCACGAAGCATCCTTCCATTGTCTACATTTTTTTGTTTTTTGTATATTTCAAATGGTTTGTAACCTGGTGCATCTGGTATCATAAACTTGTAAGCATCAAATCCAGGCGTGTATCCCATCGCAGCAATCACTACACCTTGCACCGCTACTTGCGCCTGCAACGAGGCAGCTGAATCCATATTTTCTGCTGCTTGTTTACCAGCTTTTGCTATTGCTTGTTGTCTTGTTTCTGCTCTGGCTGATTTGGTTTTTGATTCTCCGCTATCGGACTTGGATGATGAGGACGAAGATGCTTGTTCAGTGCTTTCCTTCTTGGTGTCTTCTTTAGTACTATCATCTGTTTTTGCCTCCGTAGTTTGTTCAGTTTCCTGAGCAGTTGTGGTTGTGGTTGCGGTAGTGGTAGATGATGAAGATGATGCTAATTGGACAGTAGCAGTTGCCGATGTTGTAGAAGTAGTTTCAGTTCTAATAACGCTATCGACAGTAGCATCTCCTGTCGTTGAAACTGCAGTTGATACTGTTCCATCTGTTGATATTTGAACAGTTGGTTCCGATACTGATATTGTTGGTGTGCTAGTTGATGGAACAACATTCGCAAGAGCATATGCCTCAGTATATCCTGGGCAAGAAGAATTATACAATGCATCTAATGCGCACTGTTGATCAAAATACGCTTGTTCGTAACCTTGACATGTTGTTGAATATAGAGGATTGATTGAACACTGATAATCTAGATAAGCAGATGCATAACCTGGACATCCAGTATCAAATAATGGATTGACAGAACATTGCTGAGTATAATACGCTGCAGCATAACCTGGACATTGAGTATTGTATAAAGGATTAGCTGCACATTGTTGTGTCAAATAAGCAGATGCATAACCTGGACAGGATGGGGATGATAATGGGTCACTGTAACACATGTCTGCTGGGGTATTTGCTTGCGACCAGCCAGTGATACCAGTAAAATTTATTCCTGGACTTCCATAGTATATTTCATTAACTTGTCCAGCGCTTGGATTACCAACAGTACCAATCCATGCTTGTTGCATCATACTAATTTGAGTATAATCTACTCCGATAAATCCAGATGGTCTAATTTCTAGACTGAATGTGTTTTTATTGGCAGTATTAGAAATTTCACCAAGATTAGTCCAAAAATATTTTTGGTATGATGTAGTTCCTTCTGTTCTAAATGTAGAGTCTGCAGTTGGATATAGATCAGTCCATAGAGGAGCAATCATGTAACTAAACTCTGGTCTTGTAGTTGTTGGTCTGTCTCCACAACAATATGCCCATGCTCCAGGATTAAATCCAACACCTTCGATTGGAACTGCTGGGTCTAAAAATGAGACTAGACCATTCGAATGCATCCAAGAGTTTGTGAATGTGCGCCCATAAAATGGAAATCCAAATTGAAGAGGAACATGAACATACGTATCATCATAAAATGTAGGTGTTGTCACTGTAGGTGGAGTTGTTGCACCACCTACAGATACCTGCGCGCTAACATTGCTACAAATTAAAGCAAGACATAACAAAAACTTCTTCATTATTCGCAACCCACTCTAGACTTGATGATTGGGTCATTACCTTTATATTCTGCGCAGTTTCCTGGGGCAGTTTTTAATGGTTCTGTTGTTTTGGCTGCAGTGTTCTCTTCTTTCGCATTCTTACGCTTGAATAGTTCTGGACGCTCAGACATCCATATTTCTTTTGCTTTTTCGCCAATTTTACCTTCTACTGGGCATGGTGTTCCAGCGTCTAACATTGCTTGGAATACACGATCGTCTTGGCATAGAGTAGCAACTGCTGCTACTTTCATACCCATGTCATATAGATTCTTAGATAGTTTGATTCTTTCGCAATTCATGTCTCGAATAGTTCCACCAAAAGACATACCAAGAATCTGAGTTTGTACTGCGCCTGATGCAGCTACCGCGCATACGTCGTTATTAATAGTTGTGACTGCTGGTGCCACCGCAGTTGGAGGAGGGGATTTTACAGTTGTTTCTGATTTACTAGTGCTGTTTGACGTCGATTCAGTCTGGATGACATCAGCCATCGCAGGAGATAAAGCCATGACAAAAAGCACCGCTGTAGCGATCTTTTTAGTCATTTTAAACCCTATTATTATAGTTATTGGATTGGTGGGATCACCACCACTAACTTATTTAGGATTTTGCAAGTCGTCAACTTCCTTTTCTATTGTTTTTACACCAACATTAGAAAGAGATTCATTAACTTTATTTAAGAATGACTTTGTTTTTGATTGAGGTTGGAGTTCTTCCTCAAGTGGTGGAGTGATTCTTCTTCCAGCAGAATCATATTCTATCTTCTTTTTTACTCTATTATAGAGTTCTGGTTCCCAGTCTTTTACAGGTTCTTCTATTTGTATTTCTGGGATTTCAGTTTCTTCGGCTTCTCTAAAGTGTTGTTCGTATATATCTTTCTTTTCTTCAGTTGTAACAGAATCGTTAACTACTAAAGAATCGAATACAGAAACACTGTTATCTTTCGTATTTCTTTCTTGTTTCTGTTCTTGTTCGCGTTTTTGTTGCCAGTTAGCTGCAACTAAAAGCAAAACAGCAAGAGGGTCGAATACAAAAACAATCATTAAGGTGACGATCCTAACCGCAGATTCTAATAGATTCTGGTCAGGATTATCACCATATATTAATGCCGCAATATATTTTATTGGTCCAACTTCTGCTTCGATCTTGCGGAGGTCTTTGGCGATTGGCTCTTTTTCTTTGTTGAGTTTGGAGATCTCTGTTTGCGCTGAGGAGATTTCTGCAAGGAGTCTTGTTCGTTCTCTTGCTTGACTTCTTCTGATTTGATTGGCTCGCTCGAGTCCTTTTGCGTCATCTGTTCTTGAGATGGCTTGATCAGCGATAGTATCCAATTGAGTAAGAGTTTTACGTGCTGCATTGATGTTCTCCTTTTGTATATTAATCTTCTCATCTATCAAGGCTACCTGAGCAGCAACATCTCCTGTAGGAACTGCTTGATCTAAGTGTGCCTTTGATAAGAATCCAAAAATTCCCATTGATGTGAGCATCATCAAAGTGAGCAGAGCCACTAAGAAATATGCTTTCATGAGTTTGGGAATTTCGTTCCAACTACGATATAGCCATGAGGCGACTACAAGTTTGGATGCTTCTAGCAAACCACCCATAATCATAATTGGAATTGCTGACGCTGCGAAAATTGCGACTAAACCAGCAATAGCATACCATGCTGCTACAGCAGAAAGTGCAAGCGCGACAGTGAATAGTAGAATCGTCATTTCTTAATGTGTGTCCTGTGTACTCTCACTTGGATCTGACCATTGTACCAAAGATCAGGATTCTCCAAGACTTCGTTGAGAAATTGTTCTTTTGCTTCAAAATAAGAAGCACTACCTTTATTTAGGCAGAAATGAATAATCTCTCTTCGGAAGTTTTCCTCACCAAGTTCAGCAACATCCTTTTTTAATTCATCTGATGAAGACCAATAATCTCTCCAGTCAGATTCGTATTTAACTCTTTTCTTTTTACCTTTTAGAGTTTTTGTTTTGGTAAATTCTGTTAATTTTTTACCAATGTATTTTTTGCCAGTTTTTAAGTTTGTGATGAGATATACAAATGCTTTGTACTTAGAGTCTATTTCTGTGATAGACTCATTCTTATAGTACCAAGTCATTCTTCATCTTCATCTAATTCCTCTTCTTCGTAGATATCCGCAGAACAGACTGGGCAATATACACAATCTTCTTCTTTGTAATCTTCGCCTTTGAGGATAATCTTTCCTCTTGCGTCACAGTGTGCGCATTCGAAGTATTTTGTAGTCATTTATATTTTTACCGTCCTTGAATGGGGGATTGGGAACCAATCTGAGGAAATAGTTTCGAAAAAGAAAACTTGTGTCAATCTTGGTTCTTTGTCTCCATATAGGTTATTGACAACATGATATTGAGATCCATCATAAGCAATCATTCTATTATAGATGTTACTAAACCTGACTGTCTCGATAAATTGCGAGTTATTTATTTCCAGACTATCTTTATAGAATTTAGAATTTTCTGGATTGTAATTGTGAAACATCTCTTGCTTCACATTAAAATTTCTCTCAGAAGAATATAGGCTTTTCTTAGTGCAGATAGATGTGCCACAATCTAAATGAATATTTTTAGAAAGATAAACGACTCCAGCAAATGGAGCGAATCCATCGTCATGCACCCACCCAGTGGTAACATCACCATATTGTTCTGGTTCAGTGATCTGAAAGTATGTTTGTATTTTAAATTGTAAATTATTAAATCGTTTTCTATCAAAAAATAAAGAAAGAACCTTTTGTGAGAATTCTCTATGATAATCTGGATTAATTTCAGAAAGTTCTCTGGTTCTTTTTCCTGGCCAGACGCCACCATTCACTCTACAATCTTCATATTCTAATGACAGAGCAAATTCTCTAACATCATCTGGATTATTAAAAAAACTATCAACACATATCGAAGGGAAAAACATTATTAAACTTTCTGCAACAGTTTCATATTAAGAACAAAATTTTCAACGATTAATTTTGTGATTGAGGCTAACATAGTTACTTGATCATTTGTGTTATAAAGTTCTAATACCTGAGAGGCAATCAAACGATATACGGTATCTTCATCTACCTGCAACATACCCCAATCAATTGGATCTGTATTTTCTACTTCTTTTGCTAATTCTACAAGCTGCTCTAATGATATCATTTCTTTTCCTCATACATAACTGTGTTGGTGTCACCTAATGCCCACTTTGATTCATTTTCAA